AAAGATTCTGCAATGGCTCAATTAAGAGCCACACGCAATGCTTTGTTGGCTGCTTGTGATTGGACACAAATTTCTGATTGCACCATTCCAAAGAAAGCTGAGTGGGCTACATATCGTCAAACACTAAGAGACTTTCCAGCGACTGTCTCTGATGCACGCGCCACTGTCACATGGCCTCACAACCCTGATTGGGTTGAGCCTACCATTTAAGGTAAGCCATGGACGCTGATGTTGATAAGCGCCTGGCGGTGCATGAGGCCATTTGTGCAGAGCGATATAACTCAATTGCCAACACCTTAAAAGATGGTGACAGGCGCATGACCAAAATTGAATATTTGCTTTATGCCGCAATTTTGGCAGTATTGCTTGGCCCAGGTGTGGCTGCCGAATTCGTCAAAAAGATATTCGGGCTATGAAAGACTGGGCCGTGGCACTCATTGCTGCGGCCTTTTTTACGGCCACCATTGTGTGGTCTTTTTTTATTGTCATTTTGTTTTGGCCATGATCTATGCTCTGGCCCTACTAGCAGCCACAGCAGCTGCCGAGTATCGATGCACTAGGTGGACATGGCATGGTGATGTCTACAATCGCAGGGTCATTTGTCTGAAGTGGGAGAAGAGGAAATGATACCCATCGACCCGATAACGGCCTTAAACGGCCTGCAAAGCGCCATCAGCATGGTCAAGAAGGCCAGCAAAGTGGCCAATGATCTTGGCTCTCTTGCCCCAATGCTTGGCAAGATGTTTGATGCCAAGAGCCAGGCCACCAAGGCCATGCTCCAGGCCAAAACAAGCAAAAAAGGCTCAAACATGGGCGCGGCCCTTGAGATCGAGATGGCTCTTGAGCAAGCCAGAGCTTTTGAGGAAGAGCTGAAAATGCTCTTCATGCAGACTGGCAAGATTGATGTCTGGAACAAGATCAAGGCGCGCCAAGCCGAGATGGACTTGGCTGATGCCAAAGAATTAAGTGCTTTGAAAAAGGCTGAGAAAGCCGCCAAGGCCAAAGAAGAAGAACTGCAAGAGTGGGCCATGATCATTGGCGGTGTGTTCTTTGTCTTGTTTTTGATTGTTGTTGGCGTGAATGAGATGATGGACTTTTGCCAACAAACAAGAAGGTGCGGCAGATGAATGAGTACCAAAAGACATTTGATCTGGCGCTGAAGATCATTGTCTATGGTCTTGTGGCACTTTATTTTCTTGGCTTTTTGCAGTTCTTGCCAAATGATTTATCTGACAAAATAGTGAATCTTCTGCTTGGAAAGGTAGGTCTTGGAAAATGAAAATCACGCCTTACCAGGTCAATGCCAATATGCTCAAAGAGGCCCAGCGGGTGATCCATCAGCAGAATTTGAAAGAGCTTCAGATTTTGAACAGGCAAGCCCAAGAGGCCCACAAAAAGCAGCAGTGGATCAAACCTAATTCTGTGGATGTGATGGCATGAAATATTTACTTCTGCTTTTATTGCTAACTGGCTGTGAAGATCGGTACAGATACAAGTGCCAGAATCCTGATTATTTCCATGCAGCAGAGTGCCAAAAGCCAAAATGCTTATTCACGCAGCAATGTCCAGAATACCTGGTCGCACCAATCCTGGAGAAAAAAGTCAATGACACCCAGCAACCAGCAGAAAAGTGAGCTTTTAAGCGCAGAGGCTTTTGAAGTCCGAATCTGGGGCTTTGTGGTGGTGTCTGTGACACTGATCCTATGCTTCATTGTGGTGGCGCTTTTGTACTCTGTGACCTTTGTCACTCAGCCCATCAAGAGCATGGCCCCGATTGACCAGGCTTACACCAAAATGCTCAATGACATTGTTTTGCTGATTGTGGGTGGCATTGGTGGGGTGATGACAAAAAGAGCTGTTGGTGCAGCATCTAAGGCTTTTGGAGCGCCACAAATGCCGCCACCACAGCCCATGGTCCAGTACATGCCGCAGCCAATGATGGGTTATGGCCAGCCAATGGGATATCCATCACCAGGATATAGCAACAATCATGGCTTCAATGCAAGCACCAACGGCATCCCAAGTCAGCCCTTTGGCGCGATGCCGACCTGGACCAACCCAGAGCTTGATGAGTCATGGACACCTGGTCCACCACCCACAACGCCACCAGACCATCTTGAAGATGACCATGAGCGCGTGCAATTGGCTGCGGCCAGACAGGAGGCAGAATAATGTTTGGCATACCATTACCCTATATTGGCCTGGCCATCCTCATCGCCTTGTTTGGGTCTTACCGAGGTGGCTATCACTTTGGCTGGGAAGACAGGGACAAGGAGATGCAGATTGCCATTGCCAAGAAAAATGAAGAGGCCAGGGCCACAGAACAAAAACTCAACGAACAATTGAACGCAAACGCAGCCAAGTTACAGGAGACCACAAATGTCATCAATGAAAAGCAGTCTGCTCTTGATCGCGCCATTCGTGCTGGCCGGGTGCGCATCAGCGCCCCAAGTTGTCCACAAACCCCCACAGCTGCCACCACTGCCACCCCAGATCGCAAAGAAACAGGAAGTCAACCTGACAGAGCGCCTGACCCAGCTTCTGATGCCGAGCGAGAAACCCTCCAAGCCATCGCAGAAATAGTGGCCCAAGGGGATAGGAATACAGCACAGCTCAATGCCTGCATTGACGCATATAACGAAGCGAGGGATTTGCTAAATGGTAAACGCTGAACAATTGGAGAAGCTGCACATTGGCCCACAATGGGTGGACGCGCTCAATGAAACTTTCCAGCGCTTTGACATTTCAACGCCACTGAGACAGGCTGCATTTATCGGCCAATGTGGCCATGAGTGTGGCAACTTCAAAATCTTGGAAGAGAACTTGAATTACCGGGCTGAAGCGCTGATGAAGCTATGGCCCAAGCGCTTTGACGCTGCCAAGGCCCAGATGTGTGCCAGGAATCCAAAGCTTATTGCCAACACTGTTTACTCTGGCCGAATGGGCAACCGAGATGAGGCAAGTGGTGATGGCTATCGATTCCGAGGCCGTGGCTGCATTCAATTGACTGGCTCTGCCAACTACCACCATGCTGGCCAAGCGCTTGGCGTGGACCTGATCATGCAGCCAGAGCTGGTGGCCACACCCCAGTATGCAGCCCTGACTGCCGGATGGTTCTGGGACACCCACAAGCTCAACCAGTATGCAGACAGCCAGGACTATAAGACTATGACCAAAAAGATCAATGGCGGGTTTATTGGCCTGGAAGACCGGATCAAACACATCAACCATGCACTGTCTGTCCTGACATAATTAACCCATGCCAAGCCAGACACAACAACTTGAGAATCCAAGCCCTCCAACCCTCGGTTATCCGACCGAGGTGTATGAGCGCAGGCACTTCAATGAGAACAATGGTTCTTTGACCATTTACTTCAAAAAGCTCTCAAGTGTCCTGGGGTCTTTGTTTGGTCCAAGAGGCGGTCGGTTTATGAATAACCCCTATGGGGCTTTCCAGGACTCAACAGACCAGACGGCTGCTAATACGACCACGGCCTATGCTGTCACATTCAACACCACAGACTTTTCAAATGGTGTCACGATTGCCAGCACCAGCAGAATCACTGTTGCCGATGCTGGTATTTGGAATTGTCAGTTTTCCATTCAATTAAAAAATACGACAAACGACACTCAAGATGCTGAAATTTGGTTCAGAAAGAATGGCACTGATATCAGCAATTCAAACAGCAGATTTGCATTACCACCTAGAAAATCATCGGGTGATCCAAGCCACACAATTGCGGCCATGAACTTTTTTGCAACATTGAACTCGACAGACTATATTGAGATAATGTGGCGCGTGAGCGATGTTGGTGTCTCCATTGAGCAATATGCTGCTGGAACAAGCCCCACACGGCCAGCCACTCCATCGGCCATTGTCACAATGAGCTTTGTGTCAAACATTACCTAATACTGCCATGTATATACCACTCAAATTGCCCCCAGGTGTCTTTCGCAATGGTACGGAATACCAGGCAGCAGGCCGTTGGTATGACGCAAACCTAGTGCGCTGGTATGAAGGAACGCTGCGTCCCATCAATGGATGGCGCACCAGGTCAAGTTCACAGATGACGGGATCATGCCGAGGCATCATCACATGGCGCGACAACAGCGCCAATCGATGGATTGCTGCGGGTACGCATTCCAAGCTCTATGTGATGAATGAAGCTGGAACGCTGAAAGACATCACGCCAAGCGGCTTTACCAGTGGATACGCCAGCTCAACAGTGCTGACGGGTTATGGGTACAGCTCTTATGGCACTTATGCCTATGGCGTGGCAAGGCCAGATACTGGCACTCCCATTGCCGCCACCACATGGTCATTGGACACATGGGGCGAATACTTGGTCGCATGCTCAAGCACCGATGGCAAGCTCTATGAGTGGCAATTGGGCTTTTCTACGCCAACACTGGCAGCAGCCATCACCAATGCACCGACTGGCAACAAGGCAGTGCTTGTCACTCAAGAGCGCATCATCTTTGCCCTTGGCGCTGGTGGAAACCCAAGAAAAGTCCAGTGGTGCGACCAGGAAAACAATACCCTTTGGACACCAGCAGGCGATAACCTGGCAGGCGACTATGACCTGGCCACACCAGGCTCACTGATCGCTGGCAAGCGAGTGAAGGGTGTCAATCTGTTGTTTACAGATGTGGATGTCCACACGGCCCAATATGTTGGCGCTCCATTTGTTTATGGCTTTGAGAAGGCTGGCTCTGGCTGCGGTCTCATTTCGGCCCAGGCTGTGGCGGCCATTGACACTGCTGCCATTTGGATGTCCAGAGCTGGATTTTGGATATATGACGGCTATGTCAAGCCACTGCCAAGTGATGTGAGTGACTACATCTTTGACAATATCAACTATGCCCAGGCAAGTAAGATTTATGCGGTCCATGTCAGTAAGTTTGGCGAAATCTGGTGGTTCTATCCAAGTTCAGCCAGCAATGAGAATGACAGTTATGTCACTTTCAACTACCGCGAAAACCATTGGAACATTGGCACGATGGCCAGACTTGCTGGTGTTGATGCTGGTGTGTTTACTTATCCCTTGATGGTCTCAAGTGATGGTTACATCTACGAGCATGAGGTCGGCTTTGACTACGGATCTGCCAGTGTCTATGCCGAGTCTGGTCCAGTCCAATTGGGCAATGGCGACAACATCATGTCGGTGCGTCAGGTGATCCCAGATGAGCAGACATTGGGTGAGGCGGTGGTGTCATTTAAGACCCGCAATTACCCAACAGGCAGCCAATCTACATTTGGTCCATACACGGCAGCCAATCCGACTTCTGTGCGTTTTTCTGGCCGTCAGGTCAATGTCAAGGTGACTGGCAACACATTGGCTGACTGGCGTATTGGCGTGATGAGATTAGAGGCTGTGCCGTCTGGTAAACGATGAGCGACCAAGAACATTTGGAGAGGCTACGCCACCATGTGGAGGCTGCCTTAGAATACTCTGGAGGCACACATAATTTTGAAGACATTGCCGAGATGGTTGAGGATCACAGATTGCAGCTGTGGCCAGCCAAAGATTCGGTGGTGTTGACTGAGATCATTGTCTATCCCAGGCTCAAGAATTTGCATTATTTTCTGGCTGGTGGCGACCTAGATGAACTCTCAAGGATGAGACCACTGATCGAATCCTGGGGCAAATCAATTGGTTGCACCAGGGTGACTTTGGCAGGCCGAAGAGGCTGGGCAAAGACATTTTTGAAAGACGAAGGTTACAGCCCACAATGGTCTGTAATGGCAAAGGAACTTTAGGGGATAAATATGGCAATTTCAGAAGCATTGAATTGGGCGCTGAATAACGGCATGACGCAACAAGAATTCGACCAGCGAATTTTTAATGCTGTACTTGCTGCCCAACAACCTGGCTCTACCACAACAGATGCCATGCTCCGGTCTGAGATGGACCGACTTGGTATCTCCCCAGAAGATGTGGCCCGTGCCACTGGCGTGACCACTCAGAGCGTGCAGTCTAGGTATACCGCTGCAATCCCCAAGACTGAGGCCGAGCTGATTGCTGATGCAGCTGCTGAAGCAGAATTGGCTGCCCGTACAGCACGCGATACAACTGCCAGCCAGGCTTTGATTGATGCCAGAAACTTGGCGGCTCAAACAGCCGCTGGAAATTTGACTGCGGCCCAGCAAGCGGCTGCGGCTCAAGCCCAAGCGGCTTTGGTGGCCAAGCAAAACGAAGCGGCTTTGGCTTTGCAGCAACGCAACGCTGAAGCAGCGCGTGTGGCAGCCGCAGCCCAAGCGGCTGAAGCAGCGCGTTTGGCTGCATTGCGTGCTGGAACAACGACAGGAACAGGCACAACCACTGGAGCAGGCACAACCACTGGAGCAGGCACAGGCTTGCTTGGCCCAACTGGTGCAACCAGTGTGACTGGCACGACACCATTCGCCAATGCCACGCAAGGCTTTGCATCCAACTTTGCCAATTACCAGTCCATCCCCATTGGCGCTCAATACAACCCCAATGTGACTGCTGGTGGCGCATCCCCATACTCTCAAATCATGGGTCAGATGCGACCATTAACAAACCCCTATGCAGGCGTGGTGGGTGGTCAAGCCATGGGTGGCTACAACCCAGCTTTGTATGACCAGATTGCTGCGGCTAATTTGGCAAATACTACGGCAGAGCAAGCGGCTACAACAGCGGCAGCATCACAACAATATGACGCAAGCAGCACTGGCTTGGCCAAGGGTGGAATGGTCCACAGTGGCGTGATGTTTGGCATGAATCCACCTGGTCCAGATGATGGTGCTGTCAATCTTGATCTGGGCGAATATGTGATCAAAAAAGAAGCAGTCAATAAGTATGGCCGTGGACTTTTGGACATGATCAATGAAGGCAAAGTGCCTGCCAAGAAAATGAAATCTTTATTGGGATAAGGTGGCAATATGTCAAAAGGTGGAACAACTACAAGCACAAGCTCCATTGATCCTCAGATCAAGGAAGCATTCCTGGCCAACTTTCAGCAGGCCCAAGGTGTTGCTGGTGCATTGCCAGTCCAGCAGTTTGCTGGCTACAACCCCATGTACCAGGCAGGCGAGGAGGCTTTGGTAAACACTGCCTTGGCTGGCCCAGGAATTACTGGCACAGACTTGGCAGCCCAGATGGCCGCTTATGGCGGTGTCTATCAGCCTGCACAAATCACAGCGCAACAGACCAATTTGGGCATGACTGGACTAGGATCAATTGGCTCATACATGAATCCATATACCGAGTCTGTGCGTAAGAACGCATTGGCTGACTTGGAATCTGCACGCCAGGCTGCCATTCAGCAGACTGGTGAGCGTGCCACGGCTGCCCGTGCGTTTGGTGGATCACGCCAAGGTGTGGCAGAGGCTCTGACAAACCAAGGGTTTGCCAAGCAGGCTGCCAATTTAGGCACAACTTTGAACGAGCAGGCATTTAACCAGGCAATGGCCATGCAGCAGGCCGACATTGGCCGCAGATCAGCAGCCGACATTGCCAATCAGCAAGCAGGCTTGCAAGGTGCGCAATTGCGTCTGGGCGGTGCAAGCCAGCTTGGTAATTTGGCTGCCCAGCAGCAAGCATTGCGTCTTGGTGGCGCTCAAGCGGTCATGGGCGCTGGTGGTGCGCGTCAGGCTCTGGAGCAGCAACAGATGGATGCCATCCGCAACATTGGCCTCCAGCGCCTGGGTGTGGTGCAGTCATCACTAGGTGCGCAGCCTGCCAACCTTGGCATGGTGGCAACGACTCCATACAGCCAGAATTTGGCTTCTGGCGCTCTTGGCGGTGCATTGGCTGGCGCAAAATTGGGAAGTATCGTGCCAGGTGTTGGCACTGGCATTGGTGCTGGTGTTGGCGCTTTGCTTGGCCTGTTAGGTTAAGGGGTAAAAGATGGCTGAATTTAATATGGATGGTCTGCTTGGCACGATGTTTGGCAGTGCAGATAGTGAGCTTGAAAAGCTACTGACGGCCAAACAAAAAGAGCAATTGGGCTTGCAGTCCACATTGGCAGCCGCTGCTGCATTGCTCCAGGCTGGTGGCCGCAGCCCACAGCGCATTGGCCTGGGCCAAGCTCTTGGCTCTGCCCTGCAAGCTGGCCAAGGTGCTTATGAGAAAGGCACGACAGGCGCTATCAATCAAATGATGCTTGGTGAAAAGCTCAAGGAAATGCAGCGCTTAAACCAGTACCAGCGTGCATTGGTTGGCGGTGGTGCAGAAGGCACACCTACCCCAGCCATGCAGGCTTTGGCAACGCCTGGATTACCAGCTGGTCCAACTGTTGATCGTGCTGCAATCATGGATCAAATAAAACCAATATCAGCTGATGAGAAGCGTTTTGAAGATTACATGCGCAAAGCTGATATTGCCACGCAGTATGGCCGCATTGAAGATGCTGACAAATACTTGAACATGGCTTACAAGATCAAGCCGCAGGCTGAAGTTGTTGGCCAGCCGTTTGAGGTGACAGATGCAGCTGGCAAGCCATTGATGGTCCAGCAGTTTAAGTCTGGCAAGATTCAGACGCTAGAAGGCTTTGGACCAAAGCGTGAAATTGTTTTGCAAAATCTTGGTGGCCGCACTGTGGCTATTGATAAGTCAAAGCTGACTGGCAAAGAATCATTTGCCATGGGTATGTCGCCAAGTGAGGCTGCAAACCTTGCCATTCGCCAGGCTGAATTTGCCCGTGGTGCTTATGACATCAAAGAAGCGCCAGAAGGTTTTACCTATGTGCCAAAAATGCCTGGTGGACAAGCAATGCCAGTCATGGGCGCTGGTGGCCAACAAGTCAAAGGTGTTTCTGGCGCTCCAACAGAAGCGCAATCGACTGCTGCCGGATTTGCCCAGCGCATGGAGCTGGCCAATAGCATCATCAACAATTTGCCTGCTGGGGTTCAACCAGGATGGGGTACTCGCGCAGCAGAGGCTATCCCATTTGTCGGTGGAGCAATTGCACGCACTGGCCAAAGTGTTGAGACTCAGAAGTATGACCAGGCTGCGCAAGATTGGATTCGTGCCAAGCTGCGCAAAGAGTCTGGCGCTGCCATTGGCAAAGATGAAATGGCCCAGGAATATGCGACCTATTTTCCACAAGTGGGCGACAGCGCAGAGAAGTTGGCTCAGAAGGCTGAAGCAAGGCGTGTGGCCACATTGGGCATGCAAAAAGCCGCAGGCAAGGCTTATGAGCCTTACGCACCACTTGCAACATCACCAGCTACTGCGCCAGCAGCTACTGCGCCAGCAGCTCCAGTGACCGAAAGAAGAATGGTGTTTCGTAATGGTCGATTTGAATTTGAGTGAGGCAGTATGAAAAAAATCAACATTGAAGGCATTGGAACTATTGAATTTCCAGATGTCGCAAGTGATGAGCAGATTGCTGCTTTCATCAATTCAACTGCACCGACAGAACTTAAAAAGATTGCATCGACACAAACGCCAGACACATTAGGCCGCCAGATTGGCCTGGCCACACGCCCCATGGCCCAGGCTGCATTGACTGCTGGTGGCCTGCTGCCCATGGTGGTTGACCCAATGGTCAATTTGTTCAACCTGGCTGCTGGAACAAGTGTTCCAACACAAACTCAGGCTGTTGAAAAGACATTGTCTGCTGTTGGTTTCCCCCAACCCAGAACAGCCCAAGAGCGCATCATTCAGGATGTGGCCACTGCTGGTTATGGCACTGGTGGTGTCACCCGCGCTGCAAGTGAAGTCGCGCCCAAGCTGCCTGGAATGGCATCAGAACTGGCCAAATTCTTTGCTGCCAGCCCACAAGCGCAGTCATCGGCTGCACTGACCGCTGCTGGCGCTGGTGGCATGTTGCGTGAAGGTAACGCGCCTCCAGCTTTGCAAGTTGGCGGTGCAATGCTGGCTGGCATGGTCGCGCCTGGTGGTCCAAAGCTCACGCCCACACAGAAAATCTTGGAAGCGCCTGGTGCATTGGTCAAGCCATTCACGCAAACAGGCCGTGAGGTCATTGTGGGCAATGTCTTGAATCGATTGGCCACAGACCCAGAGCGTGCAGCACTTAACTTGCAACAGGCCCAGCCTCTAGTGCCAGGCGTGCGAGTGACCACAGCCGCGGGTGCGCGTGATCCTGGTCTGGCTGCGGCTGAGACTGCCATTCGCGCATTGGACCAGTCGGGTGCATTCCCCAATGTGTTGTCTGCAAATCAGCAGGCTTTGCTTGAGTCATTCCGCAGGCTTGGTGGCCGTGCTGGTGATGTGACTCAGCCAGGCTCTATCCCTTACGCTGAAGCCAAACGAGCAAGCATTACAGGCCCAATGCGCGAGTCTGCATTTGCACAAAAACAGCCAGTGAGCGTGCTGCCAATTGCCGATGCCATCTCAGGCATCATGTCCAATCCAGCTACGCAGCGCCAGACAGTGGATGAGGCCATGCAGTATGTGAGCAAACTGTTGGCCAAGCGTGTGGACAAAGAGACTGGCACGATTGATCCCATGGCTTTGTACAGTGTCCGAAAAGACATTACCGATGCCATGGCCGGCAAATTGTCTGGTGAGCAGGCAAACTTGCGTTTGGCCAAAGGTCAACTGGCCGAGCTGCTACCAGTCATTGACAATGTGATCGAATCTGGCGCTCCAGGCTTTAAGAACTACATGAGTCAGTTTGAGAAGTCATCGAGCGCCATTGACCAGATGCGTCTATTGCAAGGCATCGAGTCCAAAGTCACAACTGGTCAACCCAACTTGATGACGGGTGAGCCAGTCTTGGCAGCTGCTGCACTGCGCAGACAAGTGGCCCAGAAGGCCGAGGACATTGGCACTCAACTGTCACCAGCTGCACAGCGCAGACTGGACAACATCATTGACGAGATCAATCGTGGCCAGGCTGCAACAGCGCCAGGCGTGAAGGCTCCAGGCTCTAATACTTTCCAGAACATGAGCATGGGCAATCTGATTGGCCGAGTGTTTAGCGAGTCCATGGCTGACAACACCACATTGCGCACCATGACCAGGCCGCTTGACTTTTTGTACAAGCTGCCAGATCAGCAGATTCAGCAACTCCTGGTAGAAGCAATGCTCGACCCTAAGTTGGCTGCAATGATGATGGGCAAGGCCAATGTGATGAAGGTCGATCCACTGGCCAAGTCACTGCGTAAGAAAGCTGAAGAGCTTGGATTTGGCACTGCAATTGGTGCAGGCCAAGAATAATTAGTCACCAAAAAACGCGGCCACCAGAGGGTCGCGTTTGACAACCCGTCTTTTCTGCCTGCGTCTGGCCAGGCCAAAGTCTTTGTCATCGGCTGACATCTTGTCGCGATATTTCCGAATGCGCTCTGCACCCGGCACTGGACCAGGCGCTTGAGCGTCTTCACCCTCACCCCATGACCACAATGGCCGCCACTGGCCATTTGCATTCACCCTGGTATATCCAGAGATGTGGACCATGTCTTTGAGGTGCAGCTCAAAAAGAATCCTGGCAGCGCTTCTGCGCACGCAAAAGCACATCTTGGCCAAATCAAGGTCAGAGAGATTGCTTTTCTTTTTGAGTGCAGCCTCAATGGCTGGCCCTACACGGGGTTTATTGCCTCTAGGCATCACTGGCCTCAGTGCGTGCTTTTAAGCGCTCCAGCATCGTTTTGACAACGAATGCACGGGTTTTAAGCTCATCAGGGATGGCATGGCCAAACTCTTCTGGGTGGACCATGTCATTGACCAGGTCCAGGCAAGCCTCAAGGGCTGGTGCTAATTCTTTGTTCATTCAATATTCTCCAAGCTGTTGCTGCTACGACTGGCACTTGTCCATTGCCAATGGCTTTAAGTCGGTCCATCCGATTGGCCACCCCATCAGGTATTCGGTCACTAACGGCCTCAGATATCGACCAATCAGGTGTGGGTGTTCTTTCCCAATACTGCCAACCAATATCGTCCCATGCTTTCCACTTGCTTCTGATGGAGCCAGTTTGCGAATCGGTTTGTAGTCCTGGCTTGTTGTTGGCGTACCCCATGATCCACATGCGGTCTCTTTTGTGTTTCGCACCAAAGGTCTTTGCTCCAAGCACACACCATCTTGCATCAAACCCCATCGAGGCCAGGTCCCCAAGTACAACTGAGAGTCCTCTGGTAGCAAGCATTGGGCTATTTTCCACAAAGACAAATCTTGGCTCCACCTCGCGAATGATCCTGGCCATGTGTTTCCACATGGAGCTTCTCGCACCAGTGATCCCCCCCCCCCCTCCAATGGCTGAGATGTCTTGGCATGGAAAGCCTCCAGATATGACATCAACAACGCCTCGCCATGGTTTGCCGTCAAAGGTTTGAACATCATCCCAGATTGGGAAAGGTGGGAGAAGGCCGTCATTTTGTCTGGCGCACAGTACGCTTGCTGGGTATGGCTCCCATTCGACTGCGCAGACTGTGCGCCATCCAAGGAGTTTCCCCCCAAGTATTCCTCCACCAGCGCCTGCGAATAAAGCCAGCTCATTCATTTCCATCCTTGAACTTTTCCAGTGCAGAAACCTCAATGTGGTCCACCAGGCTTTGCAGCAGCATGTGGGCAACATCGACATCGGTGTCCATGATGTATGCGTTATTCAGAGTCATGGACTCTTCTATATCAGGCTCATAGGGCGCGCCATAAGAATCTGTCGAGCCTTTTTCGGCTGGGCTGTATTCCAGGAAGCAGACCAGGTCGACATCTTCAATGATGCATTTGAACTCAAAGAGGTCTTTGGGACAATTTGGTGTGCGTGGGTATTGCATGGCTTAACCCCTCCAAGCCAACATCACGCCAATGCCACCAAAGATGATGATGGCCAAGGTCCATTCGATTAAGGCTGTAATGATTTTCTGTTTCATCGGTTTCTTTCGTTAATCAGGGCCGAAGCCCTGGTGGGTTTAATTAGGCTGCGGCTTTCTCAGCAAATAAGCGCTTGGCTTCTGTGCCTTGATCGACATACTCATCAGAGCCATAAGCTGGATCGACTTCATCCCAAAATGTAGGAGAAATAGACTTACCAGCTGCAAGCGCTGCATTGACACGGGCAGCTAAACGCTCTGCCTTGGCTGTGGCCTCTGTGCGCAAATCAGGGAAGAAAGCGTCACCAGTCTCCTCACAAATAACTTGCTCAGTGCCTTTAAAAATGGCTTGATGACGAAAGCGCTTACCAGCGGCATTCTCGATCAATACATAAAACTGCTCTGCAATGAATGGACGGCCATCGCAAGAGATGCCAGCGTTAAAAACATCAGAAGCCACATAAGCTGTAAAAGTTGTCGTTTTCATTTCGTTTCTTTCGTTTAGGTGTTTAGGAGTAACGAAGTATGACAGAAATAAACAACTGTGCAACAATTATTTTTTAAGTGTTGTTTTTATACATATTCCGCAATTAGAATGCGGCCATGGAATCAATCTTCACCATTAGAGACAGGGCCAAGGCCCACAAGATCACCATGTCTGCCGTGTGCAGCAGGGCTGGCATTCAGCAGTCCCAGGTGAGCAGATGGCTGTCTGGGACTGTTGAGCCGCTTTGGACATCAATCAATCAATTGAACATTGCGCTCAATGAATTGATTGAAGAGAGATCACCAGTCGCTGTCTGACTCAGCAGCTGCTGGCGCTTTGCCTGGAGCAATGCCAAAGTCACTGGCAGCAGATGGCTTTGCACCACCAAGCGAGTCACCCTTGGCCAGAAGCATGATGTTGTTCAAACCATACGACACACCCTTATTGCCTGCCTGGTCATAGGCATAAGCATTCAAAGACACACGACCATAATCGCCAGAGACAATATCTTGGCTGCCAATGATGTCGTGGCCATGGGCATCCACAGCGCCAGGCTTATTTGTGCTTTTGGTGTTGAAGAAGTAATGGCCAGCGTACTCTGGGCCAAGTGGCGATCCATCAGACTTGGTCTCGGTATCGCCATCACGCAAGGGATTGCGCACATTCTTTGGAATCTTGTCACCAAACTTGGCGGTCAATGCGGCCTTGGCTGCCGCTTTCAATTGGTTCACAGTCTCGGTGTCTGTCTTTGGGACAAGCACTTGAGTCGAGAACTCTTCTTTGCCATTCATCTCATTCTTGCGAGCGGTCAATGCTGAGAAATAAGAGAAGCGAACTTTTCCGGTTACAACGCGTGTAGACATTTTTGATCCTTTTAAGGTTTACAGGGTTTAACGATTTATCGTTTTCTGCGTTTGCAGAAATTGCACTTTAGCACAAATGTGGTTACACTGCCAACAAATTAAACGAAGGAAACGATCATGCAGTTATTCCCCCATCAGCAAGAAGCCAAGCTCTTTTTGCTGTCCAGGCGCAGGGCCATCCTGGCCGACCAGCCCCGTGTTGGTAAGACGCTACCCACAGCGGCAGCAGCCCTGGAAAACCTACCAGCCCTTATCGTCTGCCCGGCCATCGCCAAGACAGTCTGGGAGGCTGCATTTCAAAGATTAGCGCCCAATGTCTCAGTGCATGTGGTCAATGGGAAACGCGAGGCTGGCACACCCACATCAGCCGATGTCACCATCATCAACTACGATGTTTTGCAGTATGGCGTAACGCATTGCGACAGATATAACACGCTTGTTTTGGACGAGTGCCACCGGATTAAGAATCCAAAGGCTGCCAGGACAAAGGCCGCCATGCTGGCCATGAAAAAGATCGATCATGTTTATGCCTTGTCTGGCACACCCATCCCAAACAGGCCCATCGAGCTGTGGCCCGTGCTGCACGGCCTTGGCATCTTTAGAGGTGGCTGGTTTGACTTTGCTGCCAGGTACGCAAAGATGTGGTCAGCCCCCTGGGGCTTGGACACATCAGGCGCGTCAAACTTGCCAGAACTCAAGGCCATGATGAAGCCCCATGTCTTGCGCAGAAAGAAAGAAGACATCTTTAAAGACTACAAAGAGCCGCAAGTCAGTCTCATCACATTTGACCTACCAAACGACAAACGGGAGCAAAGTTTTGATGCCGATGCCCTGGTCGCAAACCCCAATGCCTTGCTGGCCTTTGAGGGTTTGGCCGAGGTCATGCGCGAGGCTGGCATGCGCAAGGTCCAATATGCTGCCGACTTCATCGATGACTTGCTTCAGGCCAACGAGCCAGTGGTGGTCTTTGCGCACCACAAAGATGTGGTCCAAGCCCTGCAAGATGAACTCAAAGTCCACAAGCCCGTGATCGTGGTGGGTGACACCACCAGGCTCAAGCGCGACATGGCCATCCAAGACTTTCAAGCTGGCAAGACCAAATGCATCATTGGCAACATCGCGGCCATGTCTGAAGGCGTGGACTTATCCGCTGCCGACACCATTGTCTTTGTCGAATGCACCTGGTCCACAAGTGCCTTGGAGCAGGCCAGCAGCCGTGTTGAAAATATCAACAAATCAGGCATCCCACCAGTCATTTACATATTGACCATCAAAGCCAGCCTGGACCATACAGTCCTGGCCAAGGTCTTGAAGAAGCTCAATGTGGTCAGTCAGATTATTTAACCCAGGAGAAACCATGCAACATGTCACACGAAAACACGCCCGACTCTCAGCATCACGCACAGACCGCTTCATGTCTTGCCCAGGCTCATACAGGCTTGAATCCCTCATGCCTTACGAGCCAGCAGGCGAAGCCGCTGCCATTGGCACAGCGATCCATGAACTCTCTGAGATCATTCTGCGCAATGGTCAGATACCAGCCGGAACTGATCCTGACCACATTGCAATGGCCCAGGCTTACGCAGACTTTGTCAACACTCTGGTCGATAATCCGCGCAAAAAGCTCATCGAAGTAAATCTGGACAGTGGCCTCAAGTCCCTGCACCCAGCGCTTGGCGGCACAGCCGATGCCGTCCTGGTCGATGGCGACCATCTCCATGTCGTTGACCTAAAGACTGGCCGTGTGGCCGTTGACGCAACAGACAACAAGCAGCTGCTGACCTATGCATTGGGCGCGATGAGGCAAT